GTGAATATTCTACAGGATGGGATAAAGAGATTGATTTTGTTGCCGCTGAAACCGCCCCACTCGCCATTTGCCGCGCTGCCCTACTAGCCGTCCAAAGTGCCTCCCCCACCCATGATTTACCATGATTATGAGGAAAATCCCCATGATTTTGCATGATATTGAACAAATTCCCAAAGTAGGGGAGGGCGGAATACCCAGCCTAACCCCGAGACAAATTGAGGTAATTGGCATTGTTGCACAGGGGAAAAGTGAAAAGCAGACCGCACGGATACTGAGTATCAGTCGGAGTACTGTGCATAAACATATTACAAACGCACAAGCCAAATTGCGGTTGAACCGTGTGCAATTGATCGTAGCCTTTGCCCAATGGCAGGTGATGGAAGGAAAAGAGCAATGAGCACTATTTTCAGAGAACATATAGACAAACGAATACAACAAGAGCGTGAAATTTTGGTGCCATGGCTCGAACATGTTGCCGGTGTCGGCTCGCCCATTGAAATCAAAATGCTTACAGGTGGTGTGCATACCATTGAAGCAACTCCGCATTATTTCACGGACTGCGAAACGTGCAAGCAGATTGCAGAGTATCTTGCACGGTATCATGGAGAAAATGTACAATGAGCAGCGCATTTGCAGTTTGTTTGATAATTGTGGTTCTTATCATTGGGGTTGTGATTTTATTTTTTGTATAATCCCCTCCTAGTCCTTTAGGACATTGTACACGCTTTAGGTAATAGCCAGTATATGACTGGCTATTTACTATTACGGGGAAAGGAAACAAAACCCATGAAGCGTTTCATTCAGATTCTGATTGTTTTCATCGTGCTTGCGCTGCCAATCGCAACCGTTGCCGCCCAGGAACCCAACCCGCCCGCTGATGCCGGTGGTATTGATCTTGTGTATGTCGGTAAATTGCTTCAGGCGTTGATCCTTGCTATTGTGCCCGTACTGGCTGGAACCGCTGCCAAATGGTTTGTGGAAAAAGCTAAACTTGAAAAAGCCAAACTTACCAGTGAGCAGCAATGGGCGCTTGAAGCGTTTGTAAAAACTGTGATCTTTGCCGCTGAACAAATGCAACTTTCCGGATTCATCAATAACAAATTGGATTATGCCGAGGGGCAGATTCAAGCGTGGTTGGCACGAAACAAGATTTATTTGGATGCCTCTGAAATTCGTGCTCACATTGAATCGGCGGTATTCACTGAATTCAACGGCTTTGCTGTTCCTGCCGACGACGAATAATCAACCCACGGGGCTGTATGGATTTTGACAAGGCATTACAAATGTTGGCAGTTGTTTTGGGTGCTGGAGGTTTGATCACCGGCATTGCCGGTTTTCGACGTTCCAAAGCACAAAATGAATTAGATATATCAACAGCCTGGGAAAAATTCTCAGCCCCGCTTCTAAAGCGTATTCAAGAACTAGAAATCAAAATAGAAGCGCAAGAGCATACTATTAGTTATTTGCGTCAATTAGTTAGTGATTTACGCGGTTGGGCAGAGCGGCTTGCAAAACAGGTAATTGATTTTGGAGGCACGCCTGTACCTTTCATTCCGCGTCACGATCAAATCAGTGAATACACAATACCGACAACGAAACAGGAATAATGTCAAATCCGCAATGGGTTAAGGGTATAACCTCGCCCAATCCAAAAGGACGCCCCAAGCGCGGGCGTGCGCTCGCTGAATTGATGGACTCTAATCTGTCAGAAGTTATTGACGGCGTAGAGGTAAAAACCATAATAATCAAGCGGGCGATTACTGCATTAAGATTGGGGACATTAGATTTCGGGGGAAAGCGCAAAATCAAGCTGGGTGCAAAAGAGTGGATTGACCTATTTAAATATATTACAACCCACTTGGATGGACCCGCGAAACAAGAATTATTGTTATCTCACGGCGCAAGTGATGCCGACGGCAAACTATTTTCAATTCCCGCTGAATTAATTGCGCCTGATTTTCTCAGATCACACAGGGCGATCTATTCGGGCAAGTACACTGAATTTGTAGAATCCGGCGGGCGCGGATCTACCAAGTCATCATTTGTGGCGTTGGAAATTATCGGGCTGATTATTAACAACCCAACCATGCACGCGGTAGCCTTGCGACAAGTAAAAGACACACTACGCGATTCGGTGTATGCTACGCTGATTTGGGCAATTGATATTCTCGGACTGTCCGATGATTTCAAATGCACTACCTCCCCCATGGAGATTGAATACATTCCCACGGGGCAAAAGATTTATTTCCGTGGCGCTGATGACCCTGGCAAGATTAAATCAATCCGCCCGCAGTTTGGGTACATTGGCATTGTTTGGTTTGAAGAGTTGGATCAATATCACGGACCTGAAGCGATCCGCAATATTGAACAGTCTGTAATTCGCGGCGGTGACACTGCATTTATTTTCAAATCATTCAACCCGCCGCAGACCGCTAACAATTGGGCGAATAAATACGTCAAGATTCCGAAGTCATCCCAGCACCACCACCACAGTAATTATTTGAGTGTACCTGTGGAATGGCTGGGTAGAACATTTATTGAACAGGCAGAGCATCTTAAATCTGTCAATCCAATGGCGTATGAGCATGAGTATTTGGGTGTTGCAAATAACACCGGCGGCGCGGTGTTTACCAATTTGAAACAACGCACGATTACAGATGAGGAAATCAAACAATTTGACCGTATCCTTCATGGCTTAGATTGGGGTTTTTATCCAGACCCTGCGAGCTATGGAAAGATGCACTATGACGCGGCGCGGCGCATTTTGTATATCTTTGGCGAAATGCGAGAGTGGAAAAAATCAAACGAAGCGTTACACACACAACTACTGAGTAGTGGACTTTACACCGATTCCGATTTACTTATAGCTGATAGTGCCGAACCCAAAAGCGTGCAAGATTTCCGCGCTTATGGCTCCAATTGCCGTGGCGCCGAAAAGGGACCGGATTCGGTCAAATATTCTATGAAGTGGCTGCAGGGCTTAACTGCCATTGTGATTGACCCTGTACGCGCTCCCTATCATGCCCAAGAGTTTGGCGAATATGAATACGAACGTACAAAAGACGGCGAAATTATCAGTGAATTCCCTGACAAGAACAACCATGCGATTGATGATACGCGGTATGCGACTAATTTGATTTGGAGAAAACGAGGCGAGTAATGAAAAGAACATTGTTTTTTATCGCAGTAATAATTATTTTCGTAACTCCTATCAAGGCAATTGACACAATTCGCGGCGGCGGTCCGATCGTTGAAAATGGCGCGTTGATGTCCAATGAATTGCCGTCCAAAATGCAGGTGTGTGAAACCGTGCCCGCTCGAAGCGCACCTTTGGACGATGCCATTATTGTAAAAACCATTGCCATTGGTGAGGTTGTAAATATCCGCGATAAGGGCAAAGGATATGCACAATATTGGGTTTTGATTTCGGCAGATCCAATTATGTGGATACCGATGCGCGCATTGTGCAAGAGGTAAACCATGTGGCAAAAAATCCTTACGTGGATTAGAGAGGTTTGGCAAATGATTAGTACATCAAACGTAAAACAGGCGTTGAATGTTGAAGTAGTATTATCCCCTGCAATGGCAGACGCCCTGCAAACATGGGCGGCAATGTACGGGAATCAATCCCCATGGTTGGCTAATGGAATGCAATCGTTGAATTTAGCGGCGGGCATTGCAACGGAAATTGCTAGAGCCGTTACCATCGAAGCTGAGATTACCATTTCGGGATCGGCTCGGGCAGAATTCTTACAAACCCAATTGGCAAAAGCCTTTGAACAGCTACGCCCCACTACTGAGTACGCCGCTGCAAAAGGCGGTTTGATGTTTAAGCCGTATATCAACAATGCAGGTGGTATTACTGTGGACCTGGTACAGGCCGATCAATTTTACCCAATCGCATTTGATGCCAACAAACGTATGACAGCGTGCGTATTTAGTGACCAAAAAACCATTGGCGGCGTGTATTACACGCGGTTGGAATACCATGCGCTTTTGCAGGATGGATACCATATCACAAATACCGCCTGGCGTTCTACGTCCAAAAATGCGCTGGGTAATCAAGTGCCCTTGTCCAGTGTGGCAGAATGGGCAGAATTGGAACCTGAAGCGATTATTGCCAATGTCACCGCGCCGTTGTTTTCTTATTTCAAAATGCCGTTTGCAAATAATATTGATACCACTTCCCCATTGGGCGTGAGCATTTATTCGCGGGCAATTGACCTTATTAAGCAAGCGGATCAACAATGGACAGATTTTCTTTGGGAATTTGAATCGGGCAAGCGGGCACTGTACACCGATCCCATGGCATTTGAACGGGATGCAAACAACAAGCCAATTTTGCCAGACCGCCGGCTGTATCGGCTCTTGGATTTGCAAGGCAAGATTGACAAGCAGGGGTTGTTTGAAGAGTGGACGCCTACCTTGCGTGAGGTGCAAATTCTCAATGGACTTGAAGCCATTTTACGCCGCATTGAATTTGCGTGTGGATTGTCCTACGGTGTGATTAGCAATCCCGAAGCGGTTGCATTGACCGCTACGGAAATCAAGGCCGGCAAACAGCGGTATTACTCCACAGTTACAGACATTCAAAAGGCGTTGCAAACTTCCATTGACGATTTGATTTATGCAATGGATGTGTGGGTAACATTGGGCAATCTTGCGCCCGCCGGAACATTTACTACTCAGTATTGGTGGGATGATTCCGTTGTTGCGGATCACGACACGGCATTTACCCAGGACTTGCAGGTACTTGGACAGGTCATGAGCAAGGTTGAATTTCGGATGCGTAACTATGGCGAGGATGAAGCTACTGCCCGCAAGATGATTGCCATGATGGACAGTGAGCGGCAACCTGTGTCATTTTTTGACGGCGTAAATATAGGAGGTGTGTAATGTCGCTATCAGGTTGGATTGGTGTAGACCTTGACGGTACGCTTGCAGAGTATCACGGCTGGAATGGTGGCGCAATTGGCAAACCAATTCCCGCTATGCTTTCCCGTGTTAAAGAGTGGCTTGCAAAAGGACTGCAAGTAAAAATCTTTACTGCCCGCGTTTGTACTGGTGATGCTGAACAAATCGCCTTAATCAAATCTTGGTGTGTTCAGCATGTCGGTCAAGAATTAGAAGTCACAGCCACAAAAGATTTTGCAATGATTGAATTGTGGGATGACCGCGCAATTCAAGTTGTTGCCAATACTGGTATTCGGGCTGATGGACATTAAAAGTCATTTTTTTGAAAATGCAGGTGTGTGATGAAATTTGTAACAAACGGATTCGCGCCATTATATTTTATTGAAAAATGCTAACTGACGAACAGTTTGATGCCTTTGTAAATCCCATGATGGACTTGTACGCGGATTATGAAACATCCGTGATAGAGGACATTGCACGGCGGCTTAAAAACCTTGATTTTGCTAGTGCCGCCTGGCAGGTGCAACGCCTCAGTGAATCGGGAGCGTTGTATAAGGACATTCTGAAAAAGCTATCAAAACTCACCGGACAATCCGAAGTGGCAATCAAAGAAATCTTGACCCGTGCCGGTGTGAAGGCTATCAAATTCGATGACGCCATTTACAAGGCCGCTGGATTGAATCCATTGCCGTTGAATATGTCACCCGCTATGGCACAAGCCCTTGCAGCGGCATTGGAAAAGACCAACGGGGTAATCAACAATCTGACAAAAACCACTGTGCTAAATGCGCAACAGACATTTATTAAGGCCGCTGATTTAGCCTACTACCAAGTATCAACGGGTGCAATGAGTTATGACCAAGCCATACGTATGGCGGTTAAAAAACTCGCCGCTGATGGGTTGGATGTGGTTGATTATGCAAGCGGGCACCATGACAAAATAGATGTGGCAATGCGGCGGGCTGTAATTACGGGTGTTGCACAGACGGCAAACACATTGCAAATGACCCGTGCCGATGAAATGGGATCTGATTTGGTTGAAGTATCAGCGCATGTGGGAGCGCGTAATAAGGGCACGGGTCCAGAGAATCACCAATCATGGCAGGGAAAAATTTATTCCCGCTCAGGGAAACATCCGAAATATCCTGACTTTGTAAAGTCCACAGGCTATGGCACTGGCGAGGGCTTGGGCGGGTGGAATTGCCGACACAGTTTTTATCCATTTTTTGAGAACATATCTGAAAGATTGTACTCACGTAAAGAGCTAAATGAGTATGCACGTAAAAAGGTCACATACCAGGGCAAGGAAGTAGACTTTTACGAAGCCACTCAGTATCAACGCGAAATCGAAAGAAAAATACGGCTTTGGAAACGTCAAGAGGCGGCATTAAAAGCGGCTGGATTAGATGCCACACAGGAAACTGCAAAGGTAAAACAGTGGCAAGCCACAATGCGCGATTTTATAAAGCAAACAGGGCTTGACCGTCAAAGTGTACGTGAGCAAATCATATCCAGTGGTGGAACTTTAGCGCCTACAGTAACATCCATTACACCGGTAGTACCAGAGCCGCCGATTGTCAATAATGCGGTTGTGGTGCCTGGCGTGCCTGTTAGTAATGCTCTTGATTTTTCAACAATTAAAAATACAGAAACCAAAAAAGAAGTTAGTTTAGCAATTGAAACAATAAACAAAATTCATGGTGATGGTAATTTGCCAACAATACCAATTGAACAAACAGGACGCGGGCGAAATTATGGAACGTATTACGGTACGGGAAATTTACCCTTAAAAATTACAATAAATAATAGTGGCGATCACAAAGCATTAACAACACTTCATGAGATTGGGCATTTTATTGACCACGCTGGTTTACCAAATAGCAGATGGTCAAGTAAGCAATTGCACGGCATTGAAAATAATATTATTGTCAAATTGAACCGCGAATCTGATTGGTATAAAACCATTTGGAAAAAATTTGATGAAGCACAACAGAAACTGGCAGAAAAATTTAAAGATGCGTCATATATACCTAAACTTAGTAGGAAGTATATAAATTATTTAATGCAATCGCATGAAGTTTTTGCTCGTGCGTATGCTCAATTTATTGCTATAGAATCGGGCGATCCAATTCTTTTAGCGCAATTGCGAGTATTGCAAAGCGCCGACATTCCATCACAATGGACTGATGAAGATTTCAAACCAATAGCCGAAGCATTTAGAGAGTTATTCAAACAGAGAGGTTGGATGTAATGGAAATTTCAATGACCGAATATGGAAAGCAAAACGACATGACCGATGATGAACTGGTTGATTACTTTTCAAAAGAATTGCACATGCCAAAAGAGGATATTTGGTTAATGCTTGCCATTGAGCGTGGCGAGGTTGACGGTGATGTTATTGAGGGCGAATAATGTTAGCTGAAACTACATTTACCAAACCATTACAGGGATTTTACATAGCTTCAGAACAACCGCCCGCCCGTGATGTCATGCGCGTGGTAATTGGTGATTTGCACTCAGGCAGTAACTATGCATTATTTCTTGATAGGGAGTGGCACGGCAAAAATACAAGTCACATCCCCCGTAGTTTGCAAATCAAAATTCGCGGGCACTTAGAAAGATTTTGTGATGAGGTTGCTACAAGGCGCGGGGATAAGAAAATCGAACTAATACACAACGGCGATGCAATTGACGGCGATCACCACCACAGCGGGGATGTATGCACGATCAACCCACTCGAACAGGCAAAAATACACATTGAATTAATGAACGAAATCCAACAGCGTATTGGCTGGAGGCGCGGCGATGAACTGTATTACACCCGTGGCACTCAGATTCATGTCAACGAAATGGAAACCTACATAGGCGAGGAATTGAACGCCGTGCCCGATGGTGAATTTTATGTATGGGATTTACTGAAGCTGGAAACCAACGGCACAATGTCATGGTTTGCTCATCATGGACCAACCAAAGGCAAAGGGGCAAATGAAGGCAACGGCATTAGGAACTGGCTACGTAATATCTATATTGATGCACTGAAAGACAAAATACGATGCCCCGACATTGTTTATACCAATCATGTGCATGACCCTGGATATGATGTTTTCAACCGCCGTGAAAAGATGGTATTTAGTCTGATGCACGGTATTATTGCCCCATCGTGGCAGGGCAAGACCGCGCACGCATGGCGGGTTGCATCGATGAATCGGAATAGAGTCGGTGGTGTGTATCATAGCATTTTGGCTGATGGTACGATCACAACGCCGCAGTTTTGCGTGATGGATACTGAGTAGTGGTATGTCAACCTGTGGCGAGTTTTTTCAATTGCAAATGAAAAAGCAACGGGCGCGGAACCCCAAGAAAATTGCGGCAATCCGCGCACAGATGCGGGCGCATGTGGAAAAATGCCCGGTGTGTTCCGGGCGGATTGTGGCATATCGAAAACCAAGAGGAAAGAAGTTACTACTGAGTATCAATAAATAAATCAAAACCGCTTGCACAATGCAGGCGGTTTTTTATTTAATGTCTATGTACACGCTTTAGGTAATAGGCACTCCCCGCGCATGTGTATATCATTTTCACGGAAGATAAACGCAGTCCTAAAGGATTGCGAACACCGGCAAGCCCTACCGTGACGGGGGCAGCACACGTGAAGCAACCACGAACAAAAGCGTAGTGAAAGGACAAAAGCAAATGAAACGCGAGGATTTGAAAGCCCTGAATTTGACCGACGAACAGATTGATAGCGTAATGGCGTTGAACGGCAAAGCAATTGAAAGCCATAAAAGCGCCGCACAAACCGCACAATCTGAACTTGAAGCGGTAAAAGGTCAACTCACCGATGCCAACGCACAGATCGAAGGCTTCAAGGGCATGAAAAAGCCCGAAGAAGTTGAAGCGGCCGTCAATGAGTGGAAAACCAAATTTGAACAGGCCGAAAAGGATTACGCTGGCAAGTTGGCAACCATGCAGTTTGAAACCGAACTTGACACCGCGCTAGCTGGCGCAAAGGTCAAGAACGCAAAAGCGGTCAAAGCTCTACTGAGTAGCGACGCCCTCCGAGATGCCGACGGCAAATTTATTGCTGAACGATTCGCAGATCAAATCAAACAGATCAAATCCGACGCTGATTATTTGTTCGAGTCAGACACCCCGGCACCGAAAATCATAAAAGGTGCAAACAATCAAACCGTAACTCTTGACGCAATGGAAGTTGCCATGCGCAAGGGCGCGGGAT